GAGCATCCGTTAGCTTTTCCGCGTTAGTCGAGGCCACGCCCATACGGTCGAAGTTATCACCAGCTTGCTTAGCCGCGTCCGCAAAGCTTTGCCAGATACGGGTAAGTAGTCCTACCTCTTGCGTACCTTCCTTAGCCATGCGGCTTTGCGACTCCGCTACAGCGTCAATGAACGCCTTGGTAGCTTGTGCAGTATCTCCGGTCTTAATGTAGCCGTCGATAACTTCGATTTGTGCAGCGCTAAACGTGTGGTACTTGGTCTGCAGTTCGTCTATACCCTTCTTAGGGTCTTCAATCATCTTAACGAACGCTTCAGCCGCTTTATCAGCGGTAAGGCCAGTGTCTTTGCCGAACTGGGTAACAACGCCCGTTAGCTCCGCTAGCGTATCCGCTGAGGCGTGGCCGGAACCGACTAGATCCGCCATAGTCGCGCTTACTTCTACAAGCCCACCATTCATGGGGGCTAGCTGCTCCGCCATAGCGGCTAGCTGATCTTTTGTGAGACCTAGATAACCATTAGTTACCTTAGAGGACTCGTTAAGCTTGTCAATTGCGGAGGCTGTCTTGTAAAGCTCGATACCTGCCAACACTACAGCACCAACGAATAGACCAACGCCCGCACCAGCAGCGGACATGATAGCGCCCATTACATTGATACGCTCGCCCAGCACCATAGCGGAGCCTGCAGCCTGCTTAAGACGACCTTGTGATAATTCGTGCATCAGCACCAGTATTTCACGCTTAGCGCCGACACTGGCGAAGCTCATGTGCTCCACGCCCTTTGCTGCCTCGTTAGCGGCCTCTCCCATACTAGCGAATGTGCTAGTAACTCCGGTAGCTGCCGCCCTCTGCGCGAGGATTTGAGCTTGTGTCTTGCCTGCTGTGTCAGCTAGCCTGATGTACTCCGCAGCAAGCTTGTTAGCCGCTCGCGCGTTAAGATCGAAGCCATTAGCCGAAGCCTCTTTCATAGCTGAGTCTACTAGCACGGCTTTACGCGCCATAGCGTCTTGTGCAGCGTTGATCTTATCTGCGCCGGACTTGATCTTATTAACACCAGCCTCAAACCCTGTCGCGTCTACGGAATAGACAATGGTGCTATTGTTGTTACTTGTTCCCATTTGTGCCTACCCTTTGAGTGCGTCAAATATAACAGCGTCGCTGGCCTCTTTAGCTTTACCTTGTGCAGATTCAAATGCGGGGCGGACGAACGGTTCAGCAGCACGCCCGCTAGCACCGTTCTCTAACCAGCCTGCTAGCGCCTGCCGTGTTATGTTGCGGTAGCTACCCTTACCATTACCTACGGGCTTGTAGTACGCGTTCATAGTGGTAGTATCGCCAATGAATAAAACTTTGTACGTAGCAATCTTTCCATCTACGCTGTTCTCCGGGAGGAAAGTAACGGAAAGACCCGCTGCTAGGTCTCCCGTCTTTTTAGGAACACGGACCGCTACCTCATCTTTAAATACAGTTACACCAGCAACAGCAGCCTTACGCAAAGTGGACTCCGACTTAGCGTTATCCAGCCCAGCAAGCGCATTCTTAAACACATCCGGGTTAGTAACGCTAAATGTCTTTGCCATAGGATTCCTATTTGTTGCGCCTAATAACTATTGTTTTAGTACCGTTCTTTTTAAGTTCCGCTAGATTGATACCGAACACTGATACCGCTACGGCTTCTGCGGAAGGTGGCTTACTTTCTACTTCAGGCTCTTGCGCCCACGGTATAAAGTCGTTAGGCTTATACGCGGGCGTGTCTTTGGATTTATTTATATTTGCTGTGAGGCTAGCTAAAGTACCCATACGGATATCTTCTATACGGTCCCCGAAAGGCTCTAGGGAGTAGTACGCTTTCCACTCCCCAAATTCCGCGCTAGACATTCTGTGCTGCAACTCGTCTACTGTGCTATGTAACTCTTTAGCCAGCCGGAACCAGAATAAGCGCTCCGGGCTGGCGACTAGTTTTTTACCGCAGCTTCCTCAGCGTCAGCACCGATGTTATTAACCTTAAGCGCCTCAGCAGCGATAGCCGATACAGCGCTAGCCGCCTTATCACGGAGCGTAGCAACGTCGTCCGCATTAAACGTAGGAACGCCGTTAGCGTCAACCACGGTAGCAGCTACAATAGCTGCTTCGAAGTGGCTAGCGGACTTGTCACCAGAGGTAATAAGCGCCTGGAATTCGTCGCGCGCTTTGCCAGTGAGTACCTTAAAGTACAGCACTGCATTAACGGCCTTGACTTCTACTGCCTTAACTTCAGCTTCGAGTGCTGCGAAAAGTTGTGCTTTGTCCATTAGGTATCCTTAGAATTACGAACCGACGGTAACGGTAATGTCGCCTGATACTTCGAGATTGACCGAACCGGACACAACCGTATCAACCTTTGCGGAGATAGGGAAGTTCGAGACGTATGCGCTAAACGCAATCGTAGACGCATCCGAAAGAGTCATTTTGAACATTTGCAGGCTACCGGCTCTCTTAGCAGCGAGCAAAGCGGAGTGCGAAGTTTCCGTAAGATTGATGTTAAGAGCAAGCGTAAGCTGTCCCCAGTCTTGCAAGCCAAGACGCTTTTCTTTAGCAACGCTATCAAGGTCCGTAACGTCGATAACGTTAGCAGCCTGGGTAAAGCCCGATACGTCGGTAAGGTTGGTAATCGGGGACCAGATAGGCGTAGCCGTGGTGCCGCTGTTATACGCGAGGGTTGTTCCTTGTGCTGTAATTGCTGTAGAACTCATATGTTATCCTAAGTGTAAGTGATACTAAAATCTAGACGTGAGCCATACAGCAAAGTATCGGCTTCGAAGGTACTGACAGGCGCACCGATAGGTACGGCCTTTACTGCAGGATTTACTAATGCTTGGAACGCTTGTTCCATGATGCTTAACGATTGCGCACGGGTCTTAGACCATACTGTGATTTGCATGCGGGAGTTACGCGTAGTTGGCGTATCGGCATCAAGGGTAACGAACGTCTGTCCTCCGACTGCCTGATACGTAATCCATGGTGCTACAACGGGTAGCCCTGTAGCTGGGTCATTAACCGGCGCAATATCTGGGAACACCTTACCGCTAGCTAGGGCGGAGATTGCGCCGTAGATGATAGACTCCGCTGTCATTGCTCTATCGCGTATTCTCTGCAAATAGACGATAAAGTCGTTACGTCTACTACAGTGTCAGGCTCCGCGCGGGCTAGAGTATGTACGGTGATACGAATCACTTCATCTATCCGAATATATACATCTATTCCTATACAAACGTCCGTAACTCCAAGTCCTTCCACAAGAGCTTGTACAAACTTTTTCCCTGGTCCATCATGAGGGATTAGAAACTGTTTAGCCATCGTTTGAATTCTCCGTGCATGCCATATCTGTAAACTCGCGTGTAGCCACATTAGGCAAGACAGACGCGATATTGAACGTGTGGCCTTGTGCTATAGCGCGGTCCCCGTTATTAACGTCCGTGCGGTAGCGGATACGGATAGAAGCCGTACCAGTATCTACCTGTGTTCCGCCTGTAACTTTCTCACGTCCGGTAAGCTGCTTAACGCTACCCCACACCAAGGCGTATTCCGTCCACGTGTCGATAGGCTGGCCCAATTCGTCCTTACCGGAAGTCTTGCGCTGCAGGCTAATCTTAAGGCTAAGGTCTCCCGCCATAATCCCGGAGCCTTGTCGCTTCTTCTGTCCGGGAGTCATTAGGCGAATACCACAGAGCGGAGACGAGAGAGTAAGCAAACCGCACCTACGCTTAGCGGGTCGTCGAATCCTTCACGACTAGCGAAGATCGTAGCCAGTACTAGAAGGGTTGCGAGCTTTGCGCGAGGCGGGACCGTAGTAGTATCCCAGCTAGCGGGCGTACTTCCATCCGCTGCGGTAGTACCAACGTAATCCGTAACGATATCGCTGGCTTGCGTAATCTTCTCTGCTAGGTCTACGTCTGAGAACGTGTCATCAATACGAAGGTGAAACTTGGCTTCGTCTAGGGTTACTAGGTCACTCATTAGAATCCCCTTCCGTAGCGTTAGCCGTAGGCTTCCCAGCAGGCTTGCTAGCTGGCTTAATGTTCTCTCCCGCTGGCGTAGTTGTGCCCCCGGAGCCGTCCGTAATGGCTTGGCGTTCCTTGAGCATAGAAAGCGGAATCCATTGCGCCTGCAAGTACGGTGTTTCACCGCCAGCAACCGGAGGAAGACCAACCGTAGCGCGTGCCTCATTCGGAGACATAACGCCAGAGCTAACCGCCTGTGCATTGGCTGCGTGTTGTGCCGCGCTGTCCATTCGCATCAAACCGTTAGTGTCAATCTCCGTTCCTTGTCCATCGGGGACGCCTAGACCGTCGTCTAGAAGTAGCTCCAAGCCCTCAATATGCGCCTGCAGGCAATCGCTGTAGTACATGCCCTCGTAGATAGCCGCGCTAGCTGCGGGGCGTGATGCGGTCTCTGCGCCTAGCTTATGCAAGGGTACGTGATAGCACCGCGCTACATCTTCCACAGTCCATTTAAGCTGTTCAATTAGCTGCGCATCCGTGCTAGTCATAGTCATTGACGAGTAGGTAAGTCCACCAGCTAGGACGGCCACGTTACCCGTGTTAGTACCGGAGTTAGCAGCAGCCCAACTAGCTTTAGCCTTGTCCGCTTGCTCCTGTGACAGGGCACCCGGAGCAGTAAGCACACCGGAAGGGCGCGCGGCGTTACCAAAGAATGCAGCCGAATTAACCGCAATGTTGCTGCCCATCGTAGCTGAGACCGCACAAGCCACGAGCGGAGATACACCCACCAAGGCATGCCAAGGGCAGATACCGCGATCATGAATAATGTCACTAGCCGGAATCACGACAGCCTCTAGCGGGGATACCTGCAACGGGGACATTGTGACTTGGTAGAAAATTGAGTCGTCAGGCGCAACCATAGGAATAACGTAGCGCGGATTAAGAATCTCCATAGCGATAACTGCGCCGATAGAATTCCTAGTCTTAAGAACGTACGTATTGCCCCAGAGCAACTTACTGGACAACCACAACTTAATGAACTGTTGGCGGGTCTGGTAGTGATTCGGTTTGTTTAGTACTTTAGTGTAGCGTGGTGCGGGTGACTCCTGCCAGACTGCATCAATTTGCTTAACGTACTTGATGCGCAGTTTGGAAATGTCGGAGGAGATAAGGTCTACGCACGAAAAGACGGGACCGGATGCAAGCATCCCATTTTGTCCTACTAGGGACTTGTTCTCCTGCCATGCGCCTGTATATGGCTCGCGTGCAAAAAGCCCGTCTCCACCAGGGAACATCGTAGCGGAGAGACCTACGCCTAGCGGAGTCTTACCGGGCTTTTTACGAAAGTACCCTTTTGTAATGCTATCGAGAAAGCCCATAGGTCTCCTTGTAGTTAGACTGATTTCTTAGGACGACCGGGACCGCGCTTAGGCTCGTCTTCCGTAAGTGATACTTCTTTTACCCAGCCCAGCGCGATAAGTGCGCGTGCATCCGTAGGGCTGTACTCCCTAAACTCGCCCGCTTTGAACACGGGAATAAACTGTACATCGTGAAGGGCTTGCACCCGTACTCTTTCGAACATAAGCCCTCCGGGCCAGTCAGTTAAACAGACGCCAACGCCCAAACGCCAGCGGTGCGGACGTAGCGTTTACCGTCCATAGAATCAAGTGCAATGCTTCCGTCAACACCAACGGTATTAGCAGGAGCGCTGCCCTTGAACTGCAAAACAATGAGGCCAACTTTTTGCGCGTTGTAAATGGGTAGAATGTCACGGGGTTTGAAAGCCATAGGAATCCTTAACGTTAAACGTATTGTGTTTGCTGAGGTTGTCCGTAGCACTCAAAATCTGGAGGTTAGCTGGGACGTGAAGCCCGCACACCTTGGGATGCTTGAGCGGGATAATATGATCTACATGGAACTTCCACCCAAAGATGGTTTCCAATGTCTTTGCGTCTTCGTAGAATGCTTGGATAGCTTCTAGGTCTGCCCAAAACGGCGTAGCTTGTAGCCGCTGCGCGCGACGTTTTGCCGTGTAGTTCCGTTTCTTATCTACGTTCTCACGGTTCCACAGCGTTTGATATGCTGCCTTCTTAGGCTTAAGAGCTTCTTTGTTAGCGGCATAATATGCGGACGCATGTGCTCGCTTTCTTTCGGCTATTGTGTGATATCGGGACTGTTCGTACTCGCGAGCGTGCGCTAATATCTTTTCTCTGTTCTTTGCGTAGTGCTCTACAGACTGCGCCGCAATTTTCTGCGCGGTATTCTTTCATGCGGTCTTTGTGTGCATCCCTATAAGCCTTGGCACAAGCTATGCATTTGGGCTGATACCCAGACTTACTTCTACTACACTTACTAAACATAGTGAAGGGCTTACCTTCATTGCACTTGGTACAAATCTTCATAAACCCTTGGATATAGTTAGTAGTCCCCATTGCTAGGGACATGCTAAGATTAGCTACCGTATGCTGCAGACGTGATTTGGCCCGCTGCGAGTGCGCGGCGCTTGCTCCAGTTAATGAACTGGCCGATTCTGATGGCCACCAAATTATTTTGGAACATGCTCACGGGAGCGGAGGCAGCACCAGCAGGATTGCTATCCATAATGATGCTAGCTTCACGGGAGATATCGATTTGCGGACCCGCGTCCTCACTGATGAAAATTTCATCTTGAATCAGCAACTGAATAACGCTACCGCTGACGTTGTTCGAAGTGATGACCTTAACGCCCATCAAATAACCACCTTCCATGGTGAGGTTGGGGAAAGCCAACACACCCAGCGGAGTAAGCATCGAACCGATAGCCAACGCACGAGCAGGCGACATAACCAACACTGCGGTTTGCAAGTTGTAGTTAGCAGCGATAGCCGGAGCCAACAGCGCTTGAACGTCCTTACGGAGCGATTCATAATCCGCACCCGTAGCTACCACAGCCGTTACGCCGTTCATCATGCCAGCAGGCGACACGTTAGCGACAGCAGCAGCAGCACCAAGGAACGTAGTGTCGATACCTTGCGCCGTAGCCTTAATCAAGTCAGCTTGCACGAGAGCTTCAGCAGCCGGATTGCTAAAACGGATAATTTCATCCGAAAGAATCGACAGCGCGTAGACCTTGCTCCACGTCAGGAACACCGCGTTAAACGCAGCGGACGTAACCGGAGCGGGCGCGGCCTCACCAACCCAGCCCACCGATTGACCGCCAGTCTGGCCCGCGATACGAACGTTAAACGGAACCTTGCGCGCGGCGAGACGACCAACCACGGTTTGCGGGTACAGCAGTTCGATAAAGTCGCCGCCATACGTTTCCGGGTACACCAAGTTACCGGCCCATGCTGCAACGGTTGTAGAGCCTGCAGCTACAGCAGCCTTAACGATGCCATTAACTACAGCGTCGTCTTTGTAGTGGGCTTCTGCGAGCGACTTAGCCAGCGACAAATCGCCCTTAGCCTTAGCCAGAATCATTGCGGTACGCGTGAAGGCCGAACCCTTGGGGGCGTTGCTCTTAACGGTAACGACCGGCGTAACTTCCGTAGCACTGACGGTAGCCACTGCAACAGCTTGAGCAGCCATCGACTTTTCGACGGTCTTAAGGCGGGCCAATTCTGCAGCACCGTCCGTAAGTTCCTTTTCGAACGCGTTGAACTGCGTTACTTCTTCGTCCGTGAGTGCAACATCACCATTAACCGACTTAACGACCAACTCGTTACGCGCGGTTTCAGCTTGTGCCAGACGTGCCGTAAGGGCTTTGATTTTTTCAGCGATAGACAATTTGTAGTCCTTAATATTTACGATACGAAAGGTCAAGCTTGACCAGACGCGGGGTTTTTACAACGGGTTGCACGGGGTTTTCGCCCGTTACTTCTGGTACTTCGGTTACTGGCGTAACCTCAGCGGCTTCGAGACTTTTGAACGCGGTAATTACTGCTTCCGGGTTGCACGGGATAGCCACAAGGGACAACTCATGCACGTCAGCTTTTGTAAAGCGAACGCCCATATCCTTCCCAAGCGCTTCGTATTCGCTGGGGATGAATCCGATAGAGACACCTTTGATAAGGCCGCTCTTTACGCTATGCCACGCCTCGTCTGTGCGCTGCTTAACTACGCCTTCCTCGTCTACCTTGGC